ATGATGCACTGCCCTCTGTGCGGTAATCCAGCTCACACTCGCTCAAGCCGTTACCTGAGTGATAACACCAAAGAGCGCTACCATCAATGCCGAAACGTTAGTTGTGGTTGCACGTTTGCGACTCATGAAACTGTGGACCGCTTTATCGTCAAGCCGCAACTTCAACAGCACATCGAACAAAAATAAACAAAAATGTTTATATTCCTTCTTGCCCAGATAAACAAAAATGTTTATACTGGTTTCAAGTTAAACAAACAGGAGGAGGAAGTGAAGCAACGCGAGTTCCAGCGTTGGCTTGCAGCACAAGGGGCGGAGTTTTCAAACGGTACCAACCACCTGAAAATCTACCTCAACGGCAAGCAGACGATAATGCCAAGGCATCCGGGGAAGGAAATACCGGAGCCGCTGAGAAAAGCGATTCTCAAGCAACTTGGCCTTAAATAATAAACTAGCCCTCCGGGGCTGGTTACTCGCGAAGGTTCACTTAGTCAAATATGCGATATCCCGTAAAATTTGAGCATGACGAAACCGGGTGGTGTGTATCGTTCCCGGATATCCCAGAGGCATTAACGGGCGGAGATACCAGGGAAGAGGCGCTATCGTTGGCGCAAGACGCCCTGGTAACGGCGTTTGATTTTTACTTTGAAGATCGGCGACCCGTACCGATGCCAAGCGCTGACGGCGAAGAGTTTATCGATGTGCCAGCGAGCGTGGCGGCTAAAGTGCTGTTGCTTAACGCCATGATCGCCACCGGCACAACACCGGCAGAACTGGCCCGCCGCTTGGGTACGCGACCGCAGGAAGTTAACCGGATCGTTACCCTTAACCATGCGACTAAAATCGATACGATCGAGGCCGCACTTAAGGCGCTGGGTAAGCGGCTAGAAATAACCGCACTGTAACCATTATCAACCTATCTAAAGGCTCACTTCGGTGGGCCTTTCTCATTTCTAACGCCCAGCGGGGTAAGGACATATGCAGATGCATAAAAGTAACCCAGATGTCTGGGCGGCAATTATTGCATGGATTGTATCCATAAAAGAGCAGGGGATCGCTGCGTTGCTGGCTGGCGCAATGGCGTACCTGCGCGGCAAGTACGAGGGGGATGGTAGCTGGAAATCCCTTTTTGATGCGCTGATGTGCTCGATATTCGGCTGGTTTATCAAAGACGGCCTATCGCTGATCGGCGTCGGCACTGATTGGGCATACCTGGCCAGCGTCTTTATCGGCTACCTCGGTACCAAGTATTTCGGCAGTCGGATAAAGGATCTAGCCGATAGAAAGACAGGGGCAATGAAATGAATATTAGCGCCAACGGCATAGCACTTATCAAGCAGTTTGAGGGGTGCAAACTTAAAGCCTACCAAGATAGCGTCGGCGTCTGGACGATCGGGTATGGCTGGACTCACGCGGTAGACGGCAAGCAAATCAAGGCTGGCATGACCATTGATCAAGCAGCCGCTGATCGGTTGCTGAAATGCGGCGTTGTTCAGTACGAACAAGGCGTAAACCAACTGGTGAAAGCCAAGATCAATCAGCAGCAGTTTGATGCCCTTGTCAGCTTCGCCTACAACCTCGGAACACGGTCGCTTAGCACTTCCACTCTACTGCAAAAGCTCAATGCGGGTGATAAGCAGGGCGCGGCGGATGAGTTTCCAAAATGGAATAAAGCCGGGGGTAAAGAGCTTCGTGGTTTGGTTACGCGCCGGGCGGCAGAGCGGGAGTTATTCCTGTCATGAACCGGATCGCCACTACAGCCATCGCCATCCTGACTTGCTTGTTCACCGGGGTAGCCTGGTTGGCGTTCCACTACCACGGTAAATACTCCACGGCACAGTCTGAGATATCCAGCGCTCAGGCAATCACTACCAGCATGCTGACTGCTATCGATCTGATGTACTCCATCTCAAAGGCCGCCCATGAAGACAAACAGAAACTTGCTGATGAAGGCGAGACGAGAATTGTTTATATCAGAAAGGCGGTCAAAGACGATGAGTGTGCTGTTCGCGCTGTCCCTGATGCCGCTACTGATAATCTCCGGGTGCTCGAAAACTCAGCCCGTACCGGTGTACCCGCCAAAGATAAACCCTGAACTGACAGCGGCCACGCCGGTGCCGAAAACACCGACCCCATTGCTATACGGTGACAGCCTGGTTCTGAATGCCAAGCTATTCGTAGCGCTGGGCCAGTGCAACCGGGACAAGGCGGCCATCCGAGAAATTGAATTAGCCCGATAAAGCAGACAGGCACGTCTCGTAAATCTGATTTACTTGTAAAAAAGCTTAAGAGCCCATTCATGTACCACTTTATAAATTGGCTCATGGAAAATGCTGTCTGTTGCGTTCAAGTGCTCAATCATGCTCTCGACGGTATTGCCTGTATCCATAAAATCAGCTACCCCAGGAAATTCATCATCTTCATCAATATATTCAAATAGAACAACATCTTTGCCTTTAATGGTTACATCGGATAAAACGAGCCTAGATCCGCTTAGTTGAAAGCGAATTTTAAAATTACCCAAAACCTCATGGTCGAGAGGCATAAAATAGAGAGCGTCATTATCATTTAAGCACCACTCCCATTCGGAATTATTCATTAGACGAACACTCATTAAGTTTGCTTACGCACAATATCTAACAACTGGTGAGATTGACCAAGGAAATTCTCATTACAGCTTAAGTCTTTTTGGCCCGGCAAGGTGGTGATCTCTATCTGGCTGGCGGGTAAGCCGCAAGTGGCAACGCAACTCTGGCAAGCGTGGCAATGATGCGGACCCAACAGTAAATGGTCGGGAAACCGACCGGCAACCTGACAAACACTTTAGCCCTGGCACCTGCTGGGGCTTTTTTATACCCGCAGTAAAACTACCGCGCCATGCCCGGCGCAAGTAATCACACAGAGTCTTCTAGAAACAAGCCTCGGAGGAACGCCGTTATAGGTGGTGACCTTCTCTGTGGGCGTCGTTTCTGGGCAACGAGGCTCGTTTCTAAAGGAAAACACAATGACAGAACACCATGTAGTACAGGAGTTCGATTTCTCCAAGATGGTTATGGCAATTCAAGGCAAGGCATTCACGACGAGCCAGAAGATCGCCGACTACTTTGGCAAGAGGCATGACAACGTGTTGAGAAAGATTCGGCAGGTTAGAGATGAATGCCCGGAAGAATTTGCCGCCCTCAATTTTGAGGAGGCTGATTTTATTGATAAAAATGGTGAAGCTCAGCCGATGTTCAAGCTAACGAAAAGATGGCTACATGCTGGTAGTGATGGGGTTTACTGGATCGGCAGCAATGCTCATCAAGGTGAGATACATCCAGGCGTTTAACTGGATGGCAGAGCAGTTAACCCGCTGGCATGAAGTTGGCGAGGAAGCCCAGCACCGACACGCACTGAAGGTGGCAAAGTCTGAGGTGAAAGCTAGGGTGGGCAGCAAGTTGATGAATGCCAGGAAGAGAGAGAAGCGGCTACTGGCGTTAGAGTTTGAGCAAATCCTGTCCCTAACTCAGCCAAAGTTACTCTTCATCGAATGATGCAATGGCAACACAGAGCCACTTTCACAACGGCTTTTATATAATTCTGACAAGCGTCATTAATCTGGCGCTTCACAGAGTTTTGTGTAGGTTTCACGATGGTGTGGTGTCACCGATTACGGGCGTCGCATTTCAACAGGCAGAGGATTACTCTAAATGGCGGCCAGCATTTTATTGGCCGCCAAGCTGGTCAATTACTGATTTTCAGCCTTATGCTCTATTAGGGAGGCCTCGTTAAAGAATGATGCTTTACGCTCATCTTTAACGAACCACTCACAATAATACTGATCTCTTTCATCATCGAAGAAACTAACAGTCATAAGTGGGCCGCCGGAATTCAACTGAACGACGATTCCATCTGCAAACTTAACAGCCATGTAAATACCCCTCTAAAAAAAGTGAAAGTAAATTGCACTCACCGACAAGCAAGAAATGTTCTGTCGCGAGTACCTCATCGATTTAAATGCCACGCAAGCGGCTATTCGGGCGGGGTACAGCGAAAGGACCGCCCGTGCATTAGGTTGCGAAAACTTAGCGAAACCTAACATCCAGAACAGGATCGCCGAACTTAAACCTCAACGCAATGAGCAGGTTGACATAGATGCAGACTATGTGATCAAGCTTTAGTTGACCACTAAAAAAGCCAGCTTTGCAGTGGGTACCGAAGGAGTAACCAAAAGGAATCGATATGGAGCTAACTGAACACCAGAAAGCCCTATTCGATGCTATGACCAGGTCACAGCAAAAGTTTGCGTTAGGCATCGTCAAGGGGCTAACCCAAATAGACGCTTACAGGGGGGCCGGAGGCAAGGCAAAGAAAGAAGATCACGCACATGCTAGCGCAAGCGAAATCTATAGAAATCCCAAGGTAAAAGCCTTTGTTGATGAAATGAACAAAGAGGCTATCACCGATGCCGTTATGACGAAGCAGGAAGCCCTTGAGCGGCTTTCATCGTTAGGTCGAGTGTCATTATTCGACTTGGCCGAGTTTCGCAATTCACAGGTCGGAGAGGACGAGGATGGCAAGCCGGTTTATCAGGCTACATGGAGTTTTAAGGATTCGTCACTACTCAGGCCGGAAGACATGGCCGCAATCTCTGAGTTAACTGCTGGCCCACAAGGCTTGAAGATAAAGCTTCATGATCCGAAGGCGGCAATCAAGCAGCTTGGCGAACTACAGGGTTGGGATACGACTAAGAAATCAGCGGATCACGATCTGCAGAGAAAACATCTCGATTTTGAACGTGCCAAGTTAACCAATGAAAAATTGCAGGCTGAAATCGACAACCTTAAGAAAGGTAGCGGAAACGAGCCGATCATTATCCATAACTCACTGAAGCCACCAGGGAGCGAGTAACTATTTTTACAGGGGCGTGAAATGGCAGAAATATTCGTCCCTGAACTGCACGCCGGGCAGCTTAAAGTTTGGACAGAAGGCAGCGAGCATCAATATAACGTTGTCTGTTGCGGTCGCCGTTGGGGTAAGACGGTGATGCTGGTGTCAATAGCAATAAGCTATGTCACTAACAAATTTAAAGTACCGTCAGCGAAGAAGCCCATAGCGGGGAGGGTAGGGATATTTACCGCTCAATATCGGCAGTACCAAGAGATATTTGATGAGTTAGAGGAAGCGCTTGGCCCATTAATCAAAAGTAGCTCGCGCCAAGAAAAGCGCATCCTTTTGAAGAATGGCGGGAAGATCGACTTCTGGGTAACCAACGATAACAAACTGGCTGGCCGTGGCCGAAAATATCACGCCATCCTCATTGATGAGGGGGCTTTCACCAAATCCCCGGAAATGCTCAAAGAGGTTTGGCCAAGGGCGATTAAGCCGACGCTGGTGGACTACCGAGGCCGCGCCTGGGTGTTCTCTACCCCTGATGGCATTAACGACGAAAACTTCTTCTATGCCCTGTGTCACGACGAGTCTCTCAATTTCCATAAGCATCACGCGCCGACATCATCCAATCCATACATGCCAGCCGACGAGCTGGAGAAAATCGAGAAAGAAACCGATCCGCGCGTATGGCAACAGGAGTTCCTGGCCGAGTTTGTAGACTGGTCGGAGTCCGCTCTACTCGACATCAAGAAGCTGTTGGAGGATGGGCTACCGGTACCAATGCCGGAAACGTGCGACGCCATCTTTGCTGTCATGGATACCGCGCTGAAAGGTGGGCTGGAGAATGACGGAACCGGCGTTGTGTACTTTGCATTCGAGCAAACCTATACCAAGCCACGGCTGACAATCATTGATTACGACGTGGTGCAGATCAAAGCGTCATTGATAGAAAGCTACATCCCCGGCGTTTACGAAAACCTCGAGCGGCTGGCCACAATATGTAGGCCGCGAATGGGCAGCCTCGGCTTGCACGTTGAGGATGCCGCTTTCGGCGCTGTCTTGCTGCAGAAGGCTGAAACGGAAGGCTGGGACATGAAGCCGATCGACTCCGTTCTGACCTCGAAGGGCAAGGACGAGCGCGCGGTAATGGCGTCCAGCCATCACTACTGCGAAAAGGCAAAGATTGCCGAACCGGCATTCAATAAAACCGTCGAGTTCAAAAAGAAAGTGGCTAACCACCTATGGCGACAAATCGCCGGTTTCCACCTTGCAGACAAAGACGCCCATAAGCGGGCTGATGATCTGCTCGATTGCTACTTGTACGGATTAATCATCGCATTCGGTAACGGAGCCGCACTCTAATGGCTGAAGAAACAATTAACGCAGCGCTAAACTCTCAGCTCGCCGATTTCCTCATGGGTGAGGACATTCAGCCAGGCTCTGAAACCGGCTATCAGATGTGCAAAATCATCTGGGAGTATCACCCACTCGGCGGGAAGATGGTCGAGAAGCCGATCGAAATGGCCATGTTCAAACCGCGCATTTACAACGTAAGCGATGATGCAGAAGACCGGATCGTGAACGCCTTTATCGATACGTGGATACGCCTGGGCATCACGCAGAAAATAAAGAACCTTTTCTTTAACGCCCGCTGTTATGGCGCGGCGGCCATTGGTATCGGCCAGGACTCTGTGAGCAGTTACAAGCAGATCACCAAGATGGGACTGAAGGAAGAGGATATTTTTATCAATATCTTTGACCCGCTCGTCGCCGCTGGATCGATGGTGACCAGCCAAGACCCGAACGCGCGCGACTTCCAGCAGCCGGATAAATACCTGAACATCCAGGGCAAGAAGTGGCACCCATCGCGCACGATAAAGGTGTTCACCGGTTCGCCGATTTATCTCTCGTACCAATCATCAAGCATGGGCTTTACGGGCCGTAGCGTCTTCCAGCGCTGCGTATACCCGCTGAGGTCATACGTGAACACGATGATCACCAACGACCTCGTAAGCGAAAAGGCCGGGGTGCTGGTGGCCAAGACGACGCAGAACTCGTCTGTAATATCCGGCGTACTGGGCATGGCGAACAAAGCCAAGCGGAGCATGATAAAGGCCGTCAAAAATAAAGGAGTGATGAACATTGGGGCGGGCGACTCGATCGAGTCTCTGAACCTGCAGAACATCGATGGCGCCATGAACTCGGCCCGCAGCAATATTATTGCCGACATTGCAGCCGGTAGTGATGTGCCAGCGGCGATCTTGAAGGATGAGGCGTTTGCCAATGGCTTTGGAGAGGGTAAAGAAGACTCGAAAGCGGTCGCTCAATATATCGATAGCGTCAGGCAGTCGATTGATCCGGTGATAACGTTTTTCGAAGAGATCGTGCAATACATCGCGTGGAACGAGGATTTCTATAACTCGCTCAAAAACGAATACCCCGCTCTCTACACCGAAGACTACTACACGACGTTTTTCAGTTGGCGTGCATCATTCTCTGCAACATGGCCAGAGCTGCAAGAGAAATCCCCCGAGGAACGTCAGGACAGCGAAGGCAAGCTGCTGGAGCAGACTACCAAGGTGTTCGACACGCTTTACCCTCGCCTAGATCCAGATAACCAGGCCGTGGCCGCTCAATGGCTGTCAGACGTTATTAACGTGTTGGAGTCATACGAGGGGGCGCCGCTCGTCCTCGACATGGATAAGCTTAAGAGCTACAGGCCGCCTGAACCGCCAACGGGGGGAGGCAATGAAGAAGCCGAGGAAACCTAAAACGCTCTATGAGGTGCTGACCGAGGCCGTTAACTACTACGTGGACAATGGCTGGGATAGCGAAAAATCATTGCTGTCATGGAGCGCCCGATTGCGCGCGGCGGCAAATCGCGAAACAGTCAGCCCGACTACAGCTCGCAACCACTTGACCGCCATTTATAAGCGCCTGGTGATTGACGGTGGAGCAATCCGGGATCAACCGTTCGGTGGCCCGACCAAAGTTACTCTGGCAAAAGTTAGGCCCGATCTGCGCAAGGAGTTGGAGCGCCGGATCTTTGTCAGCGCCAACCTTATCAAGCTAAACCGCGAATCAGCCATCGAGAAGACCATTCAGCGCTTCCAAGGCTGGGTATCGTCTATTCCTCATGACGGCACCAACGCGATTGACCGGGTTGAACAGAAGGCGCAGATACGGGCCAAACTGTCCGAGCAGACTTTCGAGCATCGGCGCGTAGCCATCGACCAGGGCCATAAGCTGGCGGCCAACATAAAGGACATCATCGCCCAGCAGGGCGGTGCAATCGCCGTTAAGTGGCACTCGCCCTGGCGGCGACCTGGATACGACTATCGGGAAGACCATAAAGAGCGCGACGAGAAAATCTATCTGTTGCGTGATTCGTGGGCCATCAAGCAAGGACTGATTAAGCCAGTAAACGGCTATTACGATGAGATCACCGCCGTGGGGGAAGAGGTTTTTTGCAGTTGCCAGGCGACTTACATCTACGCGCCGCAAAAACTTCCTGATGAATTCCTAACTGAAAAAGGAAAACGAGAATTTGAACGAGCTTGAGTTAGCCGAGAATATCAGGGATGGCACTGTTTTATCCCCGATTAAATTCTCGAATACCTGGCTGGTTAATTTGCGGATAACGGGAACCGGAGCGGCATATAGGGCGGGGATTGATGAGTTTGTTTGGCGTGACCCTGACCTATACCTCAACGACGAGTTTCTCAGGCGCTGCAATGGCTTGCCAGTTATCGCAAATCATCCAAAAAAAGACAACAAGCTGAACGAGGAGGAGTTTAAAGACCGCGTTGTCGGCTCTGTCATGCTGCCTTACATCAAAGGTGATGAGGTATGGGCGGTTGTCCGTATTTACGTTGAATGGGTAATTGAAGAAATACTGAAAGGCACCGTGTCAACCAGCCCCTCAGTATTATTCAACGAAGAATCGCAGAATATCGAAATAACGAATGATGAAAGCGGCACGACCCTTTTAATTGAGGGTAAGCCGTTTTTGCTCGATCACATCGCCTTAGTGACAGAAGAATGCGGCACAAATGGCGTGTGGGATAAAGGTAACGGCCCGTCAGGGGTGGATAATTCCAACAAAGGTAATTTAGAAATGAATGAAGAAGAAATGAAAAAACTTCTCGAAGCGACCATCGGCGGGCTGGCCAGCACATTTAGCGTCAAGCTTGATGCCTTGGCAACGCGTATGGACAGCATGGAGCAGGGCGCAAAGGCCCGCGCGGATGCTGAAGCAGCCGAGAAAGAGAGAAAGGAGCAGGAGCGCGCCGACTCAGAAGCCGAAGCGACCAAAGCGAAGGAAGAGAAAGAACGCGCTGATGCAGAGGCGGCAGAGGCCCAGGCCCGCGCAGACTCCGAAGCAGCAGCCGCAGAGCAGGCCAAGGCAGACTCAGAGGCGCAAGCAAAAGTGGAAGAAGAGGTTAAGTCTGATGCCGAAGCGATGGCCGGTGAGCAAGTTAAAGCCGACTCCGCATTTAGTGCAATCGGCCAGAAAGCGCCATCGCCTCATGCCGGGGAACTGTCTGCCGACTACATCAAGCGCACGCTGTCGATCATGCAGAAATACGCCCCATCATTCGCTCAAGCCAACATCCGCGCGATCGCTGACTCGGCCACGTTGAAGACCATGCAAGATGCCATCTTTGCTGAGTCTAAAAAAGAGTTTGAGCGCAAGGTTTCAAGCACACCTGGCCGACTGATCGAGATGGTTCGCCTCGACGCCGCAGGCCGACCAGTGCGCCACTACCAGGGTGATATGGATACCTGGCTGCGCACCGTAAAAGTACCGGCTCAGAAATTGGTAAAATTTAACAGTGGGAGCACTCGCTAATGGCTTTAGAAAACGCATTTAAAACTGGCCCCGCCTTCAAGAACAGCTTTAACGTCGAATCGTTCGGGCTGGTGCAGGGCGATGCACAAGACGATCCGGCGGTACGCCTACTGTTAGCCGCTGGCGTCCTGGCCGACGATGTGGTCGGCTCGATGTGGGGTGGCATGGGGATCATTGAGTCTGTGCCGAAATCAAGCGAAGCAATGCTCGGTGCAGTGATCCGCCAGGCGACAGCCACATCGTGCAACGGCTTCATGGTGATGAACCAGGCTAACCACGGTGTCATAACTCCGAATAACGGCGTACCACAGTTTATGGCCGGTAACGGGGTGCATTACTACCGCCTGGGTACCGGCGCGCGTATTCCGTTGCCGATCAGCGCAGCGGTGGCCGCGTTGGCGAACGGGACTACCTCAACGACCAGTACGCAATTCAAGTGGGATCCGGCAGCGCAGGTGATCGACGTTGCCACGGTTGACGGCATTTCTATCCGCCTGCTGAAAGTGTCCCCAGCAGGCAATATGGCGGCGGTGCAAGACGCAACGACCAAAGACGTTAACTGGGAAGATAAGCCTATGGGCCTGTTCTCCATCTGATTTGAGGCTAAACAATGAGTAATTTTGCACCTTCATTTAAAATATTGAACCCGTCGATGATGCTGCCGGAAATCGCCGTGCAGTACAGCATGGCCACCGGCGCATTTGACCTGTTGCCGGGCGGTAAGCCGGAAGCGAAGATCGGCAGTAATGACCTGCTGGTCTATCAAAAAACGTTGCGCATGACCAACCAGGTACAGGCCAGCCAGTCGCTGCCTAACCAGGTTGCTTCTTCCTCCGTGGTTCCTGGTTACACCCAGATGCAGACATACCGCATTGCGACACGTTCGCAATATGGCCTGTTTGATGATGAGGCGGCCAGCAACTGGGGTTATTCGCTGGTCAGCGCCTTGCAACTCTCCGCGCGCCAGGGTATCGCTCAGTTATTGCGTACCATGTTGCTCTACGGGCTGAAACCATCGAACGGGGAAGGTATCACCAACACGGCAGGAGCAACCACCGTTAGCCTGGCGGCAGACAGCGGCGGCGAGACGACTTACCCGGCGTGGGATAGTGGCGAGCTGGGGCGGTTCCTTCTGGGCCACATTGCAGACCTGAAAACCCGCATGCTGATGCTGGGGCAACCGGCGCTGATCACCATCACGGCACCGCAGCGCTTCAACAGCGCGATCAGCTATACCGGTATTGTTGAACTTACTTCCTACCAGCGCCCAGGAGCGGGTACCGACACTGCCGGTAACATCATCAAGAAAATTGGTGATGAAGCTGCAAACGATGAAATCATCTTTACGATGGACGACACGTTGATCGGTAAAGGGGCAAATGGTACGGACTTGATCATCATCAGCGCCGTGGTGCTGAACGTCCCGGCCAGCGACAGCAGCATTAACACCAACATCTTTGCGAGCCTGACGCCTAACCAGCGTGCGGTTAACCAGATGTTCTGTGATGTGGCCGCGCCGACCGAAGTGTCAACGCCGATCCCTGACGGTGGGTTAACCACGCTTTACACCATGCGGGCAACGCCTGGCTGGAACCTGCGCTCCGAGGGCGTAACCCTGCTTTCAGCCGCCTACGAATAATAAAATCCATTTTCCTTATTTGGCCTAATCGGCGGGGATAACCTCGCCTTTTTTTTTGAGGATTTAGAAGAATGAAACTCCATATTGCCAACTGTTCCCCGCAACGCCATTTGTTCAATTACAAACTGCCTGAGCGCCGTCAACCTTTTGCTCGCCATATCCCGGCTGGTGGCCAGATCTTTATCGAAGGTCAAAATGCAGATATCACGGCGATCATTGATCAGCATGAGCGCTACGGCTTTGTTGATATCACCAAAATTCCCAAGGATTTCTCCGGCATCTGCTATTCCATCGATCGCGAAATCAAGGTTTCGAAAATCAGTGATGGCTACGAGGCCCGCCTTGAATTCCTTGATGACCGAGCAGAGAGAATCATTGAAGAAAGCGCCGTCGTGATTAACAACGACATTAAAAACGTCGCGGTTAACCATGGCCAGGAGCAGCAGGACGGTTTGGAAATGACGATCCAGAGCGAGCCGCTAGACCCTGAGCAGGATGACAAATCCCCGGTTAAGAAGAACTTGAAGGTCACCAAATAATGATCCAGATACCCCCAACGTTTACCGGATTCCTCAACTTTATTCGTAATAACGTGGGGGTTCCTGTTGAAGCCATTGCAGGCGATAACGAAACGCTGCAGTGCGTCTATGCGGCAGCGCTCGAATGGGTGCCTACCGGCATGGGCCTTGAATGCCTGCCGGTTATCTATCGCAATACCGTGTACAACCTCGGCACGTCGTTCCTGTTGCGTTATGCCGACGACACGCCGCCGAGTACCTACTTTGCCGATATGCGCGAGAAGCTGGGCATAGGGCGGGCAGCGGCGGGCATCATGACGTCAGCAGCCGATCAAGGCACATCTGGCTCAACGGTCATCGGGGAGGCCATGAGCAACCTAAGCCTGGCTGACCTGATGATGATGCAAGATCCCTATGGTGAGACGGCGCTGGCCGTTCTGATGGAAATGGGGAGCCATTGGGGGATGACGCCATGAAAGTAGAGCTGGGTGTCATCGATATGCCCTACGACTACGGCGAGGAACCGGGAAAGACCACGCACCAGGTGGCCGTTGATCTCGAAGAACAGTACAAGCTGTTTACCCATTTCTATGAAGAACACCTGGACGACATTTTGTTAGCGGTATCCGACGAGATACGGCTCGGGCTGATAAATCACATCAAATACGGCGCGCCGTTCGACCAGGACACAATCATTCTGGGCGAGATAGTGCGCAGCTTTAACATTTTCCTGGAGCGCGAAGAAATGGCCGGGCTTGGCGTCGATGGGGTTCCTACCTGGTCGGCCTTGCGCGGGGTTAACTCTCGCTTGAAAAAAGAAACCGGCCAGCGCCGCCCCTCGTTTATCGATGGCGGGTTGCTCAAGGCCAGCTTTATAGCGTGGATAAGCAACAATGGCGAAACTTGATGAGATAGCGAAACGTACCAGAACGCAGTTGGCCGACACCCTTCACACCGCCGTAGACACCATTTCAACCAGCCAGAAGATCACCTTCAAACTGTATGTAAAGCAGGTGCTGCCGCTGGACGGTTTTATCTATTGGGTGAGGGCGGATCTGGTCAATCCAGCGGAGCTGGAGCGCCTCGGGCTGGATAAGCTGAAGAAGGCGGTGACCATTCAGGGCAGCTTGCACCGGCAGGCGGTTTCCGAGCAGACGACCACCGCGTCGCAGTCGATGAACTACATCATTTTTACCCCGTTAAAACAGATTGATGATTTCAACATGGTAGATCCGAAATGGATGTACCTGGGCGACTATGACGGGGTTCAGTTCTCGTTCTCGCGCATGGAAAGCAAGTATACGCAGGCGGGGATATTCCACTACCGAGGCCTGGCCGTGTTGCCGACGCTGCGAACGCAGATTATTGACGATCCGGCGGATATCAACACTGACCTGATTTTATCGAACAGTACGCCGATCTGGATGAGTCTGACCAAGTACGGCACTGTTTACCCGTCGTATCTCTCCCCCTCGGACATGCTGCCGCCGTATATCGTGGCAGACGTCAAAGAAACGAAGCCGCTGCAGGCGGCACCGCATTATCTGACCCGCAGCCAGCACGTTCAGGACACTGTTCGCGTGACGCTGTACGGCATGAACAACAAGCAGGCGCTGGATTACGTCGATTACATCGTAAACGAGGCGCTCGACTTCGAAGAATTCGGTATCACTAACTCGCCGGTTGTTATTGACGACAAGTTAAACCAGGTCGAAATAAACGCGCTGGCCAAGAAAAAGCACATCGATTTCGACATCAACTATTACCAGCAGACAGCCAGGGATATTGCCCTACAGCTAATCAAAGAAGCTTTTATTACCTTGGAGATTAAATAATGAGTAATGACGATTACCAAATTGTCACAATAAACGTTTCGCAGACTGTGGGCGCCATCCCTTCAACGCTACAGCAAACCGGGGCGTTTGTTTCCACTGGTGCCACAACGCTGGGGCCAGGTAAGACGGCATTAATTACCCAAAAATCCGATCTGACCGCGTTGGTGAACATTCCCATCACAGCGCTGGCGGTGGTCAGTAACGTACTCAACGTCACGCTTTCAACTCCGTTGCCTGCCAGTTATGCCGTGGGAACCACACTAGCGTTAACCATCACAGGGGCATATCCCGCCGCTTACAACGGCACGTTCACGGCGACAGTGACCAGCTCAACAAAACTGACGGCGCCTTTCGCACAGACCGTTACGGCAGCAACTACGCTCGGTTATGCGCAATTGCCTGGCGCTAAAGAACTGCTGGCGATGGGTACCACCTGGTTCGCGCAGGGGGCAAATCTGTCGGTTTATGTTTTAGAGTTGGGGGCCGCGAGTGCGGTAAAAGACAGCGTTACAGCCTTGTCCACTTACATCGACGCTCCAGTGCTGCAATTTTATGCCTACCTGGTTCCGAGGGCGTGGGAGGGGGTGCCGGAATTCATTACGCTTACGGGCAACCATGCGACGAATGAATCGTTGCTGTACTTTTTCATTACTGTCACAGCTGGGCCAGTCAATCTCTATGCGGGTATCAAGTCGGCTATCACGATGGTGCAAGATGTTGCGGCCCCGGACACCGAATGTAGTGTCGCATCGATCATGCGGAGTTATCTCTCTGCGAGCCCATCAGATATCAACAAAGTGCCGCCGATGGCATTTCGCTTCCTGCTCGGAGTGACAAAGTATTCGGGTTCCGGCCCTGCTAAAAAGCAATTAACGCAAAACTTTATCAACTATGTAGGCACCGGTGCAGAAGGGGGGATTAGCAACACGCTGGTAATGAATGGCGTGTCTTCCGATGGCAGGGATATGACGTATTGGTATTCCGTTGACTGGATACAGATCAATTCGCAAATTGCGCTAGCGAACGAGATTATCAATGGCAGCAATAACCCGATTAACCCATTGTATTACGAGCAGAAAGGTATTGAGCGCCTTCAGAATCGTGCACAAATCGTCTTCAACTCGGGTGTGACTTTCGGTCTGGTCAACGGTAACCCGGAGGTTCAAGCTGTGCCATTCCGCACATACATAAAGAACAACCCCAATGATTATGAGATCGGGCGATATGCCGGTCTTTCTGCGGAATACACACCTATGCGTGGGTTCACCAAGATCGTCTTCAACATCAACGTCACGATGCAGCTTTCTTAATCAGGAAAATAAAAAATGGCTAATCCATTAGTACCGCAAGGCGTACTGAATAAAGTTCGCGCCTCGATTAAATTCGTCCAATATCCCGAACTGAATATCACGGCATCGTTCTTAACGCAGGATGCGATCGATATTCAATTCCAAGGCGATGCTGGTGTTCTGCTGCCGACAATGACGGGCGGCGTATCGTCCCCCAACCCCTACCAGATGATCAACATGCAGATCCACATGGTGCGCAGCCAGGGCATGGCGCAACTGTTCAAAAATCAGATTGAGCTGGACACGTTGCTGGGTGACGCAAAAGTTTATTCGGACTCGAGCACCTTGGGCGATTTCTCCATTCGCAGCGCAACAATCCGCTCGGCTGGCGACGTGAGTTTCTCCGGTCGTGATCCAGCGTTTCTGGTGTCAGTGTTTGGCATTTACGACGTTAACTCGGCTATGTGGGAGCTGTAATGGAGATTTCACGCAAAATGAACCTGGTTACCCCGGTAGAAACGTCGAACGGGAATATCTATATCCACTCGACGCCGATCACCAAGGCTGTTTACCGCGAGCATTTTTTGACGTTGAGCAAAGCCTTTGCCGCCATCTTTGGGCAGGGGTTGGGGGTGCTGGCTGGGCCGCGTATCGCTTACCTCATGCTTGAGCGCGTAGCTAAAAACGACGGGATTTGGGAGGGAGCCACCGGCGTTAAGAATACCCTGCTGCAGGAGATTATCCGCAACTCTACGGCGATTGTGCCGGTAGAGGGCAAAGGCTGGGAAGAAATTCCGCTCGATGTGGCGATATCGCGTGAAATTGTCGATGAAGACGATGTGCTGGGCGAGATTGTTTTTTTTACATGCGTCTGTGCGATCAACAAACCAAAGCAGGTCACGGAACTGATGGCCGAAGTGAATTTACTTTGGAACAGTGCCTGTACATCGCAAACAGCTATGGAATGGGCAGCATCATTGCCGACATCGACCGCCAAAGAGAGTTCTGGCGCGACGGAGAGCACGTTGTCAGTGCCATCCTAGATTATATCTGCCATGAGGGGATCGACGGGTTTATGCGGGCCTATAACTTCGAGGTTCGCACCGCCGCCGAGTTTCGCGAACTGATGAAGCACAAGAAGAGTATTTTCTAATGTCTGAGAATATCCCGGTATTAACGATCCCCGTCGATAACGAGCAGTTGAAAGAGGCTCTTTCGCTGATTGAAAAGCTGAGCGCAGCGGCGGAACGGTTTAACAGTAAATACGGTTCGCCACTGGATACCGGCGCTGGCCGTGGCTGGGGTGGCGTTCCTCCCGGTGGTGTCGGTGGGGGGAATGCTGGTGGGGCAAGTGGTGACGATGCTGGCGATGGGGCCGGAAAAGGTTTCCTGAACAACGTCAACAAGCTCGCCAAGGCTGTAGAAAAAAGCTTCGACCAGGTCAACAAAACGCTCGGCAAGACCATTGGTATGTTGAAGGGGTTGTTTGAGTCGGCCATCTCCTGGGGGCTGAAAATGGCCCTGCTCGGTACCGGCAGCGCGTTCGGCTACAACATGATCGCCAAGAATGCCGGACGCCAGCTATCGGATGCACAAGCCAACCAGATGACGACTGGGCAGATGCAGGCAGCCAAGAACGTTTACGGCAACCGGTTCAGTGGAGTGGACAGCTTAATTCAGGGGCTAAATAGTGCGAGTGGTGACGTTAGCTCGCCATATCGCCCAGGGCTTATGTCCCTTGGAATAAACCCACTGGATAGCCCAGGGAAAAACCTGCCCTTATTAATCCAGAAACTTTCAGATCTGGCCGCAAGCGACAATGGCTCTGGAATGGCATATTCCAGGATTAACTCATTAAGGCTTGGCGGAATGGTTAGCCAAGGCGAACTTAATCAGTACGGAGCAAATAGTGACATCATTCCTGGGCTCAATAACAAGTATGAGACCACATCGCATCAGTTGGAAATGTCAGAGAAGACCGGACGTAGCTACCAATCGCTGAGTACCACTTTTGGCACAAACACCGACTTAATGTTCAATTCATTCATTAAAGCGCTTGCAACGCTGAACGAGCCTATCGAAAAGCTTTCCAAGACTTTCACTGATGCGGTGGACTCATTCTTGAATGGCCCGAATGGAAAGGCTGTTTTTGAAGAGCTCAAAAGTGGCATTGAGTCGTTCAGTGCTTGGATTGGCAAGCCTCAATTCCAGGAGGATTTAAAGAGTTTCAGTACAGCTGTGACTGAGATCGTTAAAGCCATTGGGAGGGCTGTCATCTGGATCGGTGGAATGGTCGCTGGGGATGATAAAAAAGAGGGAGAAACAGATGCAGAATACCAAGCCAGAAAGCAAAAAGAGCGAGCTGACGCTTTAGCTAAAGCCAAAAGTGACAGCAGCTTCAACAATGCCGTATCAGAGACCGCAACGACCTTGGCCGTACCAGCGAGGGAAGGCAACGGCAACGGCGGCTTTTGGAACGGAGTAAAGGCCATAGGGCAATCAGTAGGGGGGATTGCTGGCACCATTGGGAAGAATATATTCCCTGATCTTGATGAGCGGTGGAAGGCTGGCGGCTGGCAAAATTACCAATCAACGCAGGAGCCTGTACAACATGCACAGGCGACGCGTCGTGCGCGTGGCGGTGATGGGTTGCCATCAAACCTACTGAATGTTGTCGAGCAAGTAGAGTCTGGTGGTAACCGTTTTGCCGTATCAAAAGCCGGTGCGATGGGGCCATTCCAGTTTATGCCGGGAACGGCAAAGGATATGGGCCTGCGCGGCGGAGAGGTGTTCGACAGAGACAAAGCTGAGGCTGCTGCCCGGCGTTACTTCCAGATGCTGTTCAAGCGCTATGATGGCGATGCTGCAAAAGCTGTCGCCGCTTATAACTGGGGCATGGGTAACGTTGATAAGTATGGATTAACGTCACTGCCAAAAGAAACCTATGACTACCTGCGCAAGATACTACCGCAAATCGGAGAGGGGGATTCGCTTGATCGTATCGCAATGCGTGGAACCCAGCAAAGCCAAATTGCCACGCAAGGCCGAATGGTGATCGATGTTGCTCTAAATCAAGCGCCCGGCTCTGACATTAACGCGCAGCTCCGCTCGAATATGCCACCACCTATCATCATTCCGTTCTAAGGGGGCGTTGTGAATATCTATGAAAGTGCGTTTGCTCTCTCGTTCCAGAAAACCCCGATCCTGCTGGTGGATGGAATAGCAAGGTATGTGCCTGGCGGAGTGCTGCCGATTGCCGTTTTCACTGAAGGGTTGAGTATTGTAAATGGCCTACTTGATGGCGCGAACCTGAATGTAGACACGTTAACAACCAACTTTGAACCGGCAGCCGGTGGCACGTTGATTGTGAATGACATTGCTACATATCCATTTCTCAACCAGGCAACAGCGGCAAACGCGGTAGTTAAAAAGCCCAACCGGATCACCTTGAATATGACCCGGCCAGCGACCACGACAAACGGAGGGTATTTAGCTAAGCCGGTAATGTTCACAGCGTTGAAATTGGCGCTGGATAATCATACTGATCTGGGCGGTACCTACACTGTCCTTACGCCGTCTTTCATCTACACCGGGTGTTTACTCCGTTCGATGGTCGATCTGACCGGGTTTAGCGATCAGGTGAAACAGGTTCAGTACAAGTGGGCTTTTGAGTTTGAACAGCCGCTGTTGTATGAGTCTCAGCTAAACGCCACCTTGGGAAACTTGATGAGTAAATTCGAGGACGGTGTCCCGTCTCCTGGCGGCCTGAATTGGTCTGGTATGTTCGAAAGCATAAAGAGCCTATTCCCATCATGACAACCTATACAACTTTCGTTCCATCCGATAAAGCACCGTTTCGCTTCACTGCCAGCGTGGGGGGCGAAACGCTGTTTATCACCGTCCTCTTTAACTTGTACTCAAACCGGTATTTTATCCAGGCCACAGATGGTAATAACAGCGTTGTGCTCTTTGTCCCTATGGTCGCATCCCCGCAGGGTAGTGATATAAATCTGGCGCTGCCTTATGCGCCGGGATCGCTGATATACCGCGAGGGTACCAATAATTTTGAGGCTACGTAATGCGCTATTATCGAATAGAAATTACGGACGAGAACGGGAAAAGCATCAAGGACGCTGCAGGTAACGATATCGGGCCTTGGGATAGCGATAAAAACCCACTGAATGAGTCCACCAGGCCAGGCGCCCCGTTGCAGATAACCCTTGATGCGCCAACATTCGGATCTGACATGCTGGCTGGTGGCGCAATACTAACAGTCTTCGGCCTGCCTGTGTCCGTGCTTCGCCAGGCGGTAAACCTTCACCTTGCGCACATCACGGTTTACGGCGGGTTTTCTGCTGGCCTGCCGCTAGCCAATCCACCACGCAAAGGCATATTGCTGAAAGGGCAGATTTACGGCCCGTATGGTAACTGGCAGGGCGTACATCAAACGCTAAATCTCCCGGTATGGCCAAGCAATATTATTGATGATGTAGGCAAGCCTTTCACGATCACGATGGATGGCCGGCAGGGCGATAAACTGAGCGATGTCATACTCAGAGCGCTGCAAGTAACCTATCAAAACAGTGCGCAAAAGCTGGAGATCAACATCAATATTCACCAAAACCTGGTGCTTTATGAAGATTGGAAAGCAGTATTCAGAAGTATCTTTGAAATGTCGCAGATGCTGAAAAGAGTAACGCCAGGAATGCTGGGGCAACAGACTTACTCTGGCGTCAACATCGCTGTGCAGAAAAACAAAATCAACGTGTTCGATGGTTCTGATGGCAAGCAGGCGAAGCCGATACAGGCTAGGGATTTGATAGGGCAACCAACATGGTTGGAACCTCAGCGCATTTCAATAAAAACCAGTATGCGGGCGGATATTGAGGTTGGCGACTGGATCACACTGCCGTTCGATGCCATTGGTGAAAACTCCATTCTCGCCGTGGGAAATCAGATGGGCCAGTATTCGGAAAAGCAACGCCTCAGTTTCTCTGGGACATATGAGGTTATGGGGGTGCGCCATATTGGTGACTATTACAATGTGTCTGAGGACGGCTGGGTAACCGTATTTGAAGCCGTTCCGAGATTAAAAGATGTGGTGGACAGATGAGCAACGGGCAAAAGAATTTTTTCATGAAATCGCTGGCTGCGCATGGGCAGGCGGCAATAGATGGAAATGCCAACTTGGATGGCAAAGGCTGGCCTTGTCACGTTACAAAGGTCAATGGCTCCATCGTTACCGTGATGTTCGATATCCTGCCGGGAGATTACAACCTGCCGGAAGTCACGATCCCCGTTTTCGGACCTGAGTATATCCGTTACCCGATCCAAGTTGGTGATAAAGGCTCAACAGTCCCCCTAAGTGTTTCTATCCGTAATGTGACAGGTTTAGGCGTTGGCATGCCAGATTTGAGCACACCGCCATCACTGACCGCCTTATTCTTCATGCCTATGGGGAATATCAACTGGGAAGAGGTAGACCCCGACCAGCTAACCATGTACGGCCCTAAAGGTGTGCTTTTGCAGACAACTGGTAAGGATTCGTCTGTAAATATCGAACCGGGCAAGATCACTATCAATGCCGAGCACATCTATTTGAATGGCATCATTCACCTTAACGGCCAGATTGTGCAGGATGCTGATCAGATGCCAAGCGGCACAACTGCCAAGCTTATAGGCCCACTGATCGTAGAGAACGACACTACTGCTGGTGGTATTAGCCTGACTGGCCACAAGCACGATGTGAATAACGTCGAGCCTGGTGGCTCAACCAGAACATCGGAGAAGCCACAATGAGGACATGGGGCCGTGTAGAAGAAAATGGCGTAAAGAAATGGGTAGCCGTGGAGTCTGATGCTAACGGCGACTTCTCCTACGGCTGGATCACCACCTTGATCCAAACGTTAAAGCTTGGGCTGGGAGAGTCACCATTTTATGCCCAGTACGGCATACCGGCCCAACAGTCTATCATTGGGCAGGTATATCCCGATTACTACGTGAACATGGTTCAGCAGCAGTATTCCAGCTACTTCGCGTCGCTCTCAATCTCCAAGGTGGCAGGGGCCGCCAATCCGACATACGACATCGCAATCATCACCTTCAACGGCACTTCATTTAGAAGTCAGGTCGCCGTGTGATCTGATGCATGGATTTGGCCAAACGGGGTGCTATGATAGGGATTTAATTAATGGATGATAAAAGGCAATGATAAACCCAAATAACGCAATTAATGTTTTTAAAGTTTTTATTGTTGTTGCAATTGGTCTTTTAAGCGTTAAGTCATACGCCGATGATTTTTATAAATCCAATATACAAGATTTAAGTGCTGGGTACACTGAGAACGAATATGCAATGGATAAAAAAATAGGAGGGCGTCCAGTCGAAGTAACCGGTCACGTATTCTCTGTTACTGAGCAATATGGATATGTGAGCGTTTGTTTTCTGGAGAGCAATCCATACGCTACAGGGTGCATGCACATTTTGGACTCAGAAAGAGACAAGGCAATTCTATTAAAAAATAAACAGTTAATCACAATGTATTGTAAAGGCATGAAAGGAAGCGCTGGCAATCCTGTTGGTTCGGATTGCATATTCAGAACAGCGTCGTCACCAACGAAAAAGCCACCATTAAAAAACAGTAGTTTAAACAAGCAGGGTCTGAAAAATAACAATGCTTTTGCTGGCATGGTCAATGTTAGTGGAGATTATTATCTAGACATTAAGGATGGGGGCATTAGTGGTATATACTACGAGCCTAAAGAGGATGGTGACATGAGTCCCTGGACTGGATGTTCATCGCCAGTAAAAGAAAAGGTCTCTATTATCTCTGTAATCCCGGACGAAAGAACCACTGAGTCATTTAAGGTCAGGGATGCTAAAGGAAATTTTGAAACATACGATATTTCAGATATTTATACTGACATCCCAAACTATGCAAGGGGTTACATCCCGTTATTAATAAAAGAGGGCGGCAAGATTAATCTAACGTATCGCTTGTGTGGTAGTGGAGGGTTCCCGAGTTTCGTATCTGCTACTCGTTGAATTTACATAGGCAGCTCAAGCCCGCTCAGGTGGGCTTTTTGATACCTTATTGCCACTGATTCACAGAATTACGATAAAAATCTCTGACTTATGCCCGCCACTGAGCGGGTTTTTTTACGCCTGGAGTAACCGAAACTATGTCCGATTTACCCGTAGTCGTCACACAAGCGGGGGCGCAGCCTACGCCGCCGCAGGAGCTTTACGACAAGCTGATCACCAGTGTGGCCGCTAAGGTGCCTGGTTACACGGCTAACCTGCCCCCGGCACTGATCACCGATCTGGCCAGCACATCGACCGGGGCCATTGCGCTTATCGATCATGCGCTGGTGGATACAATCAACTCTGTGACGCCATACGGGGCCAATATCCCTCTACTGCAGCAACTGGGCAGCATCTACGGCGTACAGCGTGGCATAGGCACTAATACCTCTGTGCTGGTGGTCTTCATGGGTTCGCCAGGGTTCGTGGTTCCGCGTGGGTTTATCGTCAGTGACGGCAACCACCAGTACGCGGTACAGAATAACTCTGTCATCCCGGCCAGCGGGCAGAGCGCCTCTGTGTATTGCTTGGCTACGGCATCCGGTTCATGGGCTGTTCCTGCCGGTACCGTAACGCAGATCATCACCTCGATACCGGCCAAAATAACGCTGGCCGTGACCAACACGGTAGAAGGCTTGCCAGGGCTAGAAGAACAGACGATCGGTGATTACCGTACCCAAGTGATGCAGGCGGGCATGTTCGCCGTGCAGGGGACGCCTGACGAGCTGAAATCAGCGCTGGCAAGCGTTGCCGGTGTACACGCTAACCTAATCGCATTCCGCCAGGTGGAGCTGGGGAAGTGGGCCATTGTCGTTGGTGGTGGAGATCCGTATGAAGTGGCCAGAGCGATCTATCAGTCGGTTCCTGACATTTCAATGCTTACGGCAGACGTGGTAAGCGGCAGCAGCTATATACCCCACAAGGAAGTGATCACGTTAAACGACTTCCCTGACACCTATATCATCCCTTACGTCGTGCCATCGTCACAGGCGGCCACGGTAATGCTTACGTGGGATACGACGGGAACGGTGTTCACTGACCCAGCCAGCGTATCAGTGCTTGCGGTACCCGCCATTGTTGATTATGTCAACGATGTCTATGTGGGCCAGCCGATAAACATCTACCAGTTGCAAACCTTATTCCAAAAGGCAGTGAGTTCCGTTCTTAGCGTAGAACAAATTTCGCTGATACGGATCCGCGTAGCTATCGATGGTGCCATTGTTGAACCAGACCCCAATACGGGCTTGGTTTCTGGCGATTATTACAAGTATTTCACGACTGACGCCTCTCACGTAACGGTGCAAAAATATGATGGAACAAATTGAAACCAAGGTAATTCCAGCATATCCGTTTATCCAATATAACGATGATGAGGATGTCTGCGCGTTCTTCGATGCAACCAACGAATTGAGCCAAGAATACCTCACAGCGTTTAATAATCTGGCGCTACCGTGCTGGACGTCGCCCTACATAACCGGTTATCTGTTGGACTGGATAGCACAGGGCATCTATGGAGAGGTTAGGCCAACGCTCCAAATCGTCAAAGAGCAAACGCAGAAGGGCGATTATAACTCGGTTGAGTATAACTCCATCCCTTACGCTACGCTTTCGAGCTACATCGCAGGGCAATACAGCTATTTATCTGATGACCTGTTCAAGCGGGTGCTGACGTGGAACTTTTACAAGGGTGACGGGTTCCATTTTTCCGTGCCGTGGTTCAAGAGGCGAATAGCGAGGTTTATCCAAGGGCCGGATGGCATTGATCCCCCGGTTCAGCAAACATTCGATATCAGCATTATTCCAAAGAACGGCACTTTTTACGTTCGAATACCTGATTATGATGATGGCGTAGCCCAGGCGTTAAAGGCTTGCATAGAGCAGAAATTTGTAAAGCTGCCATTCATGTATAACTACGATGTTGTGGTTTACAAAATTGTTCCGGTTACAGGCGTTAGATTGTCAGATACCACTATTGATTTATTGCCTGGTGAGACTCGAATTATTGATGTCACTATCTTGCCAAAAGACGCAACAAATAAAAACTTCACCGCCGCCTCGGCAGACACAACTATAGCCACGGTTATCATACCGGAAGAATAAACCACCAAAGCAAAATAAATAATCCTTTACTGGAGGGGTTCCCATGGCTGACGGCCAAGTAGTCATAACTGGCGGGAAGAAACTCGGAAGCACAAACGTTACTGTAACTACGGAAGATGGCGGGCATACTGCTACCGTTGTTACTAATGTAATTAGTGCCACAAAATTTGTAATAAGAATTGACTCTCCTACCTTACCGTTATTCTGTGCAAGTGTTGATGAAGATTTCACCATTGATTATGGTGACGGAGTGGATAGCAAAGATTATAGTATTGTAGATATTGGGTCTGGATTCGGCATTGTTAAATCCACTAGGGATCTTACAGTTGGGGCTGATTATACGTTAACTGTAAAGAAAAGCGACACCATAAGATTTTATGCTTCTTTTGGTAATACAACTTATACATTTAACACACTAAGGGAAATAATTCTTGTTGCCAGTCGGCGAACCGGAATGGCATCGTTTGCATTTAAATGTAAGGGTTTGTATAGAATTCACGAAGGGGCGTTCGACTATCTTGAAGATGTGACGGGATTCGAAGCTTCATTTATGGGGTGCTCCTCACTTATAACTCTTCCTGATGGATTATTTGATTATTGCACAAAAGTTGAGTCATTCAATAGGACTTGGAGAGAATGTTCTGCGCTAACTTTATTGCCTAACGGCCTGTTTAATAAGTGCGTTAATGTCAAGTCATTCCGGGAAACATTTAACATTTGTTCAGGGTTGATTAATCTACCGCCAAGATTGTTTGCTAACTTAACTAATGTAGATGATTTTCAGTTGACGTTTGGACAATGCACATCACTTACATCCCTATCGGACGGGCTGTTCATGGGGTGCTCTGCGAATAAATCTTTTTACAGCACGTTTAGTGGTTGCGGCAACATAACCACGATTGCACCTGACATATTCAAGGGGAATTCTGCCGTAACAACGTTCTATAATACATTTGCAGGGGCTATATCACTCACTGCAATTCCCGATGGCTTGCTTGATGATTGCGTAAATGCACTAAACTTTGAAGGAACATTCCTTCGCTGTTATGCATTGGTCGGCATCCCGTCTGGATTGTTTAAAAATATTGCTGGCGGGTTTTTCAGAAGTACGTTTTATCAATGTAATGCCTTACTATCAGTGCCAGATGGCCTTTTTGAGGGATTGTCTAATGCTAATAGTTTCTATCAAACTTTCTACAACTGCGCATCACTAAAAACAGTTGGGAGTCGAGTTTTTAAGGGGTGCTCAACTAATACCGATTTTAGTTATATATTCACGAACTGCACGGCGCTTGTTTCTGTCGGATTGGATATATTTTCTGGATGTACGGGTGCCACCACATTCTCTAATGCGTTCTTGGGTTGCTCTTTACTGGCTAATATGCCACTGTTTACTGACTGCAATAAAGTTACGACATTCGCCTCTTGTTTCCGTGGTTGCAGTTCATTAGTGTCAATCACGCCATATGCATTTGATGGAAAGACGCTGTGTAGCACATTTCAGTATGTATTTTATGGATGTTCATCATTAAGTACCACCACGACTGGTGTGTTTAGAGGTTGCAGTTCGGCGACATCTTTCTCGTATGCATTTCAGAATTGCACAGGGTTAATCTCTCTTTCAGGTGACATGTTTGAAGGTTGTACAAAAACAAACGATGTTCAATATATGTTTGATAGCTGCACAAAGCTACCATCACTGCCGCCTACATTACTAAATTGGTTTACCGCGCTTCAATCGAACACCGTCCGTATGTTTGGCGGCTGTACGGCGTTAACTGGAGTTCCTGCTGGATTCTTCGATAAGTGCGTAAATTTAACTGTATTGTCCTCTTCATTCTTGTCTTGTAAAAACCTGACCACGCTGCCACCGGCGATGTTTAAGTATAATGTCAAGCTGACAACGGTCAGCGGTATGTTTGCTAGTTGTGATGTTAGAAATATTCCGGTTGATACTTTTGCCACTTGCCCTCTAATGATATACTTTGATTCATTCGTGAATGAATGTTTCAATTTATCAGAAGTTCACGAGGATTTGTTTGTCAATAACCCTAATGCGATTTCATTCGGCAGTACGTTTTTCCATACGAATTTATCAAGCGTTCCTGCTGGGTTATTCAGAAATAATATTAAGGCGACTAATTTTAACAACACTTTCTATTATTGTTTTAACCTAAAAACGGTAGGCGCAGGTTTGCTTAACAATACTGCTGTCCAGATAATTAGTGGGCTATTCAACTCTTGCAGGCTTTTGGAAAGTAACTTGAACGCTATATTCAATTTGTCAAGCTACCCTAAAATAACAACTGCAACCACGGCATTTTATAATTGCAATTTAATGGAAGGTAAAGGGCTTGATTTTATTGCTGCAATTCCAGGCGTAACAATAGCGGGGAATAAATCTAATGCATTCTATCAAACCACTGGTCTATCTGACTATAATCAAATCCCTGCTGCGTGGGGCGGAGGCGGAGCATAATGAGAACTTTTTATAAAATAAAGTCGCTAATAGGCTATCAGCAGACTGATGGAGTTTTTCGTGATTACTTAATGCAGCTACGGGATGCTGATGTCATTGAAATAAATGATGGTGATATAGTGGCGAATAAAGTCAGTGATGATTTTTATTGCAGGCTTGCCGCCGTGTTTGGGGTTCAACTTGATGAAGAACTAAATCCGATTGAGCAAGAGGCGCAGCTATGATCCTTGGGTTCGGTAATAACATTCGGTCAGCCCTGGCCGCTGACATAAACTCGACGCAAACGGTTATCGCCGTTATGCCTGGTACCGGCGTGCTGTTTGCCAAAACCCTGCAGGCCGAAGCCTCTCTCGTCAATCCGTCATATACCAGCACCCTTTACTCGAAGCTCACCCTGACGGATGAGTTAGAGACAGTCTTCGAGATATGCCACCTGGTCAGCGTCAGCGGGGATAACCTCACTGTAATTCGCGGCCAGGAGCTGACGAAGGCGAAAGGGTGGTCGCTGAATGATGTTGTCTCAAACTTCCCTACGCGGGGATCGGAAAACAACTTCGTCCAGATTGAGGATCTGCAGGCGGGCAAGTACCTGTCAGCGAAAGCGGGCGGAACGGCAAACGCGCTTACCGTGTCGATCCCTTCTACGTTTTACGTGGCCGGGGGCAATACCTTTGCACTGCGTGCGCCTTTGCTGATTACGCCAACGCTGGCCAATACCGGTGCTGCAACTGTACAACTGACGGTATCCGGGCGGGTGGTGGGAACATACCCGATATTGAAAGGGGTTAGCAGCCCACTCGAGGCCGGGGATATCACCGTTAGCGTCCCGGTGATGCTCACGTTCTCCCCGGAGCTGTCGTGTTTCTTCGTGACCAATCCAGGCAAGGGGCTTTCCGACGCATCCAAGTTCCTTGAGAAGTCGAAGAACCTTTCCGATATTCCAGATAAGGCCGAGGCCAGAAAGAATCTTGGTATCCCAGACTGCCCGCACGAAGTTGGGGACGTTATTTTCAAAGGGAACAACACTGATCCAAATGTCCGGTACCCAGGTACGACGTGGGTAGATCTCAATGCAACCTATGGCTCTCGCTCCATTATGATCGGCGGCGTGCCACTCACCACCGGGGGTAATGACGACGTAACTCTAGCAACAGCGAATCTCCCTAGCCATGCTCATAGCTTCTCGGGCAGCACAGGCGGCGCGGGCGCGCACTCTCACGGCCTACGCTCTTATCGCTCAAATACTGCCTTGGACAGTGGGACATCTAACCGCGAGAGCGTTGATGTAACGACGCCATTTAACACTTCTGATGATTTGATTTCTGGTGTTGGGGATCATACACACTCTGTTTCCGGCACGATCGGAAACACTGGGAGCGGTCAGTCGTTCTCTGTTGTCAGCAAATACGTGCAGCTAAGGGCATGGATGAGAACAGCGTGATGATAAGGCCGGGAGCAATCCCGGCCCATAGCAGGAGTAGAGATGAGCGGGCGCGCAGTAGCCGATTTACCTAGCAATACTGCGTGAGTAATTGATAGGTAAAACCGGTTTGTTCAAAACAAAAACAAATGATACTGTACGTTTATACAGTGTGCTGTTTAAAAACACAGATAACTTCATTCCTCTTTGAGATATATAATGTAAAGTCTCTGAATCTTTAATTGCAAGGAATGATGATGTCCCAAGAAAGCAAACAAAAGGCGATACACTATAAAAGGGCGGTGATAAAGGACGCTAGCTCCACCTTACAAAGCTTGCTTGAATCCGCCGTAGGGAAAAATGGTGTAAGGGAAAAAGTTGATAGTCGGCAAGAGTGCCTTAACCCGTTAGACGAAAATAGTGGATTCAGGTTTCTTAATAAAAGTGATAACTATAAGTCCGTATTCTTTGGTCAACTTATTTCATTTGAGAAGGGAAGGAGTCAGGCTCTTTTAACTATGAGTGGAGACGTATCCTTCTACGATATAAAAGCAATAACATCAAGTGAGATTGAACTTAAGGTAGAGGGTAGTGCGAGAGCTGCAGACAAAATAAGATTAAAACGTGAGTTTGTAGACTCGTTCTTATACTTTGGTGTTTATGGTAATCATATAGTTATGCTTCAGTCTAGCTCCCTTAGAGCTAGAGAGTTAGAGGATCATTTGAACTGGTTGCTTACAGAGTGTTCATTGTTGGACGACCGGTCGGCTATCATTTTACAAGATAAGCCAACAAAAGAGGCAGTTGAAAAACTAAATGCAGCCCCAGTGAAAAGTATTAAAATAGGTTCACCGATAAAAGGAAAGAGCGAACTTCAAGATACTATGGTAAGAACTGCACCTGGAGAGGAGCTCCGGAAGGTCAGATCAGTTAAGTTTATGCCTGCTGGCAAGGGCGGTGATGTAGTTGCTGCGGTTTTAGGTAAGGATTGGGTGGAGCAACTTGATCTTGGTGATGTCCTTGATGAGGCAAATCTTCAAGTAAATCTGGAGATTACATACCTAAGGAAAACAACACAAAGAGGACAGAAGGTGATAGACGCGATTGCTACCTCGCTCAGGCATTCTGAGGGAGATGATGTCACCGTGTCTCTGAAGGGGGGCGGCGTCTTGAAAGGAAATGATTTGAAACTTTCAGGCAATGTAAGCATCAAATATATTGACGGGTTGGTATATGAGGATGATCTCTACCTAAAAATGCACACTTGGCTCAGCACGAAGATTAATGTTGGTGAGCTTGACAAAGCGGACTAAAATGTAAGGCGCGAGAAATGTTTAAAAAAACAATTTTGATAACATTATCATTTTTACTAGGTAGCGCCTTATTCTACTTTTTAACATTTAAAGTTAGTGAGAGTGTACTAATTCCACTTGGTATGGTCGGGATTTTGATTATCCCTATAACGTATTGCTCGCAGGCTATATCCAAGACAAATGAGCTTAAGGAAAACACAACGCTTTCCAGTAGCGAGCTTTTCAGATTAGACTATATTGTAAACGGAAGAGTTAGGAGACTCTTTTTGTGGCTTGTTTTTTATGTTTTTGCGGCAGTTATGCTGATAATAATGAATTACTTATCTTCATCTGACATTAAGTACATCAAGCTCGGGATCTTAATTACTGGTGGTTGCTTTGGAGTGTCCTTACTCTCCGTTATTTTGATCCACAAAACAACAGTAGAGGTTTCAAACTTTAAGGCCCAACTAATCCAGCGTGATGCCAAGAAAAAAAGAAAACAGGATATGTTAAAAGAACTATCCAAAGAGTGATTAACTTTTTGAAAATTATATCTAATGAAATTAATTGCGGTGTCAATGTAGACAATCAAACCCACCTCCCGGTGGGTTTTTGCTAAATGGCCTACTTTCTCACAAATACAACTGTTGACCCTTGGCATACTTCACACCGAGAGCCGTTGTCTCTCCCTGTTCCGTCGCAGTAACTACATGGCAGCCAGTCATCGACACACAAAGCACTGCCATACACCCCAAGGCACTGTTTGCCGTTATATCTTTTGCCGCACCTGGTGTTAATTGTTGCAGCATGGGAGGTATAGACGCCGCAAGCAGTACATACAGCTATAGGTTTCATCGCTCATCTCCGGTGGTTGAAGGCGCATGAAAGCATGGCTCAGTTGATGAGTAAATAGCTGAAAAATGGATGAATAGAAGTCAATAGTAGTCCACACTTTGATTTACGCAACTTTACAAAAAAAAGGCCGCTTCCGCGACCTTGTAGCATGCTGGTTTTGCTATCTGGATTTACGTAAGTAGAGCCATAACGCATATCGCGCTTCTCATGTGCTGGAATTTTATTCAGTAGTCACAAGACTCGGTTGTCCCCCTGCTTATTTTCATCTCTTTATTGGCACAACGTAGTCGTAAGCTTGAACCACTTCAAATACCTCTTCAAAGTCTGCAAAAGGCTTATGGCTAGCTCTGCGCCATTCTCTTTTGTGATAGACATCGAGCTAATACTGGCCTTCTTCGTCTTGCCACACACAGAATGATGCAGCAGCATCGCGTTCTGGAGTTGGGTATGCCTCGTTTTCGTTCATGAAGAAGATTGCATTCCCCATGATAGTTACCTTGCGCATTTGCCGCTCCTGTTCGTAATCATCTAAAGAGTTTAGCGGGCGGGGTGGTGGCTATGCGAGTTTGACGATCTGGTGGCGCGAGTTGTTCATTAAGTAACGGGTAGAAGTCGAATAACCCATGGTGTTAGAATAGCCAGTCCGTTATCACGTCACACCATGGGTACATTTTGAATTGTGTACATATGAGTGTACATATTTGGCAGAGTGAAGCTGAATAGCGCAGATAACATCATGTAAGTAAACGATATTGTATTTCTATATGTGATCTGTCGTGTGGGTCACCACTGTAGATAAGGAATTATGAATGCCTGTTATTACTCTTCCTGACGGTAGTCAGCGTCAATACGACCATGCCGTTTCCCCGATGGATGTTGCCCGTGATATTGGCCCTGGCCTTGCCAAAGCCTGTATCGCCGGCCGCGTTAACGGTGAACTGGTCGATGCCAACGATGCCATCGAATCCGATGCACAGTTGGCCATCATTACTATCAAAGATGCCGAAGGCCTGGAAATCATGCGCCACTCCTGTGCGCACCTGCTGGGTCATGCGATCAAACAGCTGTGGCCAGACACCAAAATGGCCATTGGTCCGGTGATCGACAACGGTTTTTACTATGATGTTGACCTCGACCATACCCTGACGCAGGAAGATCTGGATCTGCTGGAGAAGCGGATGCATGAATTGGCCGACAAAGATTATGACGTCATCAAGAAAACAGTGAGCTGGCAGGAAGCCCGCGACACCTTCGCAGCCCGTGGCGAAAGCTACAAGGTGGCGATTCTGGATGAAAATATCAGCCATGACGATCGCCCAGGCCTGTATCATCACGAAGAATACGTGGATATGTGCCGTGGCCCACATGTGCCGAATATGCGTTTCTGCCACCATTTCAAACTGCAGAAAACCTCCGGTGCCTACTGGCGTGGCGACAGCAAAAACAAAATGCTGCAACGTATCTACGGCACTGCCTGGGCAGACAAGAAGCAGTTGAACGCCTACCTGCAACGCCTGGAAGAAGCGGCCAAGCGTGACCACCGCAAGATCGGCAAGCAGCTCGACCTGTATCATATGCAGGAAGAAGCCCCTGGCATGGTGTTCTGGCATAACGACGGCTGGACCATCTTCCGCGAACTGGAAGCCTTTGTGCGCATGAAGCTCAAAGAGCACCAGTATCAGGAAGTGAAAGGGCCGTTCATGATGGACCGGGTGCTGTGGGAAAAAACCGGCCACTGGGAAAACTACAAAGACGCCATGTTCACCACGTCTTCAGAGAACCGTGAATATTGCATCAAGCCGATGAACTGCCCAGGCCACGTGCAGATCTTCAATCAGGGCCTGAAGTCTTACCGTGATCTGCCGCTGCGTATGGGCGAGTTCGGTAGCTGCCATCGTAACGAACCATCAGGTTCGCTGCATGGCCTGATGCGTGTGCGTGGCTTCACCCAGGATGATGCCCATATCTTCTGTACCGAAGATCAGGTGCGTTCTGAAGTGAACGACTGCATCAAAATGGTCTACGATATGTACGGTGTCTTTGGCTTCGAAAAGATTGTGGTGAAACTGTCCACCCGTCCAGAGAAGCGCATTGGGACTGACGAAATGTGGACTCGAGCCGAAAACGATCTGGCCGCTGCGCTGACTGAAAACGGGATTCCGTTTGAATATCAGCCGGGTGAGGGCGCTTTCTACGGACCAAAAATTGAATTTACCTTGCATGATTGTTTGGATCGCGCATGGCAATGTGGTACCGTGCAACTCGATTTCTTCTTACCGGGCCGTTTAGGCGCGTCGTATGTTGGCGAAAACAACGAACGCGTGGTCCCGGTAATGATACACCGTGCTATTCTTGGCTCCATGGAGCGCTTCATCGGTATCCTTACCGAAGAATATGCCGGTTTCTACCCAACCTGGATTGCTCCAGTGCAGGTAGTGGTGATGAATATCACCGACAGCCAGTCTGATTACGTCCAGCAATTGACCAAAAAACTGCAAGATGCAGGCATTCGGGCAAAAGCGGACTTGAGAAACGAGAAGATTGGCTTTAAAATTCGCGAACATACTTTACGACGGGTTCCATACATGTTGGTGTGCGGTGATAAAGAGGTCGAATCAGGCAAAGTTGCCGTTCGTACCCGCCGTGGCAAAGACCTGGGGAGCCTGGACGTACAAGAAGTCGTAGACAAGCTGCTACATGAGATACGCAGCCGAAGTCTTCATCAACTGGAGGAATAA